ATCAACGAAAGTAATAATGGTATCTACCCCTCACGGGATGAACCATTTTTATAGGTATTGGCATGATGCTGAAAGAAACAAGAATGAATATATTCCTACTGATGTACATTGGAGTGAAGTTCCAGGTAGAGATGCTGAATGGAAAGCACAAACTATTGCAAACACTTCAGAGCAACAATTTAAGGTTGAGTTTGAATGTGAGTTCTTAGGTTCTGTAAATACCCTAATTAATCCAGCAAAACTTAGAAATTTAGTATATGAGGAACCAATTCAAAGAAATGCAGGTTTAGATATATACGAAAGAGTTCAAAAAGATCATAATTATATAATTACTGTAGATGTAGCAAGAGGTTTGGGTAATGATTACTCTGCATTTATTGTTGCTGATGTTACTGAGTTTCCGTATAAAGTTATAGCAAAATATCGGAATAATGAAATTAAACCGATGTTATTCCCTAATATTATACGAGATATTGCTAAAGCATATAATAATGCTTACGTTTTAGTAGAAGTAAATGATATTGGAGATCAGGTTGCATCAATATTATTTTATGATCTAGAATATGAAAATATATTAATGGCTTCTATGAGAGGAAGAAATGGTCAAGTTGTAGGTCAAGGATTCTCTGGGAAGAAAACTCAACTTGGTGTAAGAACAACTTCAGCAGTTAAGAAATTGGGTTGTTCTAACCTTAAAACGTTATTAGAAGATGACAAGATACTTACTTGTGATTATGAAATTATTTCAGAATTAACTACGTTTGCACAGAAACATCAATCATTTGAGGCAGAAGAAGGGTGTAATGATGACTTAGCAATGTGTCTTGTTATATTTTCATGGTTAGTTGCACAGGACTATTTCAAGGAAATGACTGATAATGATGTTCGTAAAAGAATATATGAAGAACAAAAGAATCAGATAGAACAAGATATGGCTCCATTTGGATTTATTTCAGATGGTGTTAATGATGAGGAAACTTTTGTTGATAGTGATGGTGATAGATGGCATGTAGATGAATATGGTGATAAAGGTGGTGGTATGAGTTATATGTGGGATTATTTGTAATGGAATTAACCGAAGAAAACGTAATCAAAGTTCTAGAGGAAATACAACCTTACATCGAGGCAGATGGAGGATGGTTGCAGTTTGTAGAAATAGAACATGAAACTAATTTTGTTAAAGTTAGATTAGGAGGTGCTTGTTCTACTTGTGCGATGAGTGCTATGACTTTAAAGCAAGGTATAGAAAGTAAATTATTACATGAGATACCTGATTGTTATGGAGTAATTCAAGTATTATAAATGGATTTAGATGATCAGGTTGAATTAGAACATTTATTATTTACTGAGAGGAAGTGTAGGGAATGTGGAGAAGTAAAGAATTTAATAGAAGATTTTTATTTAACACGTAAAAATAGAAATTCTTTACCATCTGCTTATGCATATGAATGTAAAGTATGTACAATTAGAAGAGTAGTTAAGAATAGAAAAAAAGTACCATTTATAGACTGGGGATATCCAGATTGGTAATGTTCATGTACTGTTTCCCCAATGAAAATATGCTTTTCAATAAATAATTTCAGAAATAATCTGAGATTCGGAGAGTAAAAGATGCCTATAAATTTAGCATCTCCTGGGATTGTCGTAAAAGAGGTTGACCTTACCATAGGTAGAGTTGATACTGCATCTGCTAATGTTGGTGCTTTAGTCGCTCCCTTTGCAAAAGGGCCTGTTAACACACCAATTCTTGTAGAAAACGAGCAAGATCTGCTAGATAATTTTGGTGAACCAGCAGAGACAGATAAGCACTACGAGCATTTCCTAGTTGCATCTTCTTATCTCGCATACGGTGGTTTGCTAAGAGTCGTAAGAGCTGCAGACGTTGATCTGACAAATGGATTTGTTGGAACAGCAAGTAGCGTCAGAATTGATAGTTTAGACGACTATAATAATAAAGGATATGATTCCAATATAATTACTAACGTAGTTGCTGCTTCTAGGAACCCTGGTTCTTGGTCAAATGGAGTTAAGGTTGCTATCATTGATAGTCAATCAGACCAAACATTAACAGTTGGTGTTAGTACTTTAACTGTTGGAGTCGGTGTTACCCAAGCGGTTCCACCAAATACAGTTGTTGCTGGTGCTGGTTCAACATCAGTACTTGATGGATACTTTAAAGGAATTGTTACTAAAGTATCTGGTGCTAATGTTGATGTTAAATTCACTGCTCATGTATCTGCAGCAGGAATAGAAACATATAAAGACTATCAACCAGGTGGTGTTTATAAGTTTAACGCTAGTCAAATACTTAGCTATGAAGTTGCATCTAATGCAGGTGGTGGATCCACAACTACAGTTGCTTCACAAGCAGACTGGTTTGATGCACAAACAATTGATCTAAGTAATTCAACTCTTAAGTGGAGTAGCGTTGCTGAACGTCCTGGAACTTCAGGATTTTCTGAAGCAAGAAGTTCAAGATTTGATGAAGTTCATGTTGTTCTTTTTGATGATCTTGGAACCATTACTGGTAATGCAGGATCTATTCTAGAGAAGCATTTAAATGTTTCTAAAGCAAAAGATGCTGAATTTTCTGCTGGTACTCCTTCTAACTGGAGAAAGTACATTGCAAATAACTCATCACAAATCTTTGCTGGTTCTTCTCCTGCTGGTGTAACAACTACTAACTATGCTGCTGGAACTTGGACATATGCTTCTGATAACGGATGGGATCAGGATGCACAAGGTATTAGTTTTGCTGGTATAGGTGCTACAACACTAACACTTGGTGGTGGTAAGAACTACGGTGGTACTACTGATGTAACACAATCTGGTTCATTCACTGTTACTATCGGTGATCTTTCTACTGGATATGAATTATTTGAAAATCCAGATGAGTATGAAGTTAACTTCGTCTTAATGGGTGCTTCAAATTATTCTAAGGAAGATTCTCAAGCACTTGCTAATAAAGTGATTTCTGTTGCAGAACAAAGAAAGGATGCAGTTGCATTTGTTTCTCCTGCTAGAAATCAGTTCTTGAATGATACTGCTGCTGGATCAGTTACAGTATATTCAAACTCACAGATTACAGATAATCTAGTTAGTTACTACGCTCCTATCACTTCTACCACATACGGTGTATTTGATAGTGGTTACAAGTACATGTATGATCGTTTCAACGATACATTCCGCTATGTCCCAATGAATGGTGATATTGCTGGATTGTGTGCTAGAAATGATGTTAACAACTGGCCTTGGTTCTCACCTGCTGGTACTGCAAGAGGAGCAATTCTCAATGCAGTAAAACTTGCCTATAATCCTAATCAGGCACAGAGAGATACACTTTATTCAAATAGAATAAATCCAATTATCTTCTCACCTGGTGCTGGTATTGTTCTCTTTGGAGATAAGACTGGATTTGGTAAGGCATCTGCCTTTGATCGCATTAATGTTCGTAGATTGTTTATCTATCTTGAGCAAGCAATTAAGGGTGCTGCAAAAGACCAACTCTTTGAATTCAACGACGAAATTACAAGAACTAATTTTGTAAACATCGTTGAACCTTTCATGCGTGATGTTCAATCAAAGAGAGGTATTTACGACTTTAGAGTTATTTGTGACGAAACAAATAACACTGCTGCTGTTATAGATAACAATGAATTTGTAGCAGACATCTTTGTGAAACCTGCACGTTCTATCAACTTCATCGGTCTAACCTTTGTTGCTACAAGAACTGGGATTTCATTCGATGAAGTAATCGGTTCTGTTTAACTAACTTAGAGGTATAAAAAACAAATGGCAACCCAACTTAACAGACCGCCACTAAGAAAGATTACAGACTTTAAAAGTAAGTTAATCGGTGGTGGTGCAAGACCCAATCTATTTGAGGTAGAACTTGCTTTTCCAGATTCGATAGCAATCGACAATGATGTAAAAGAAAAATCTAGGTTCTTGGTAAAGGCAGCAGCACTTCCTGCTTCCAATATCACTCCAATCGATGTAAACTTCAGGGGAAGAATCCTGAAGATTGCTGGAGATAGAACCTTTGATACATGGACAGTTACCGTTATTAACGATACTGATTTCTCCATTCGTTCTGCTTTTGAAAAGTGGATGAACGTTATCAACAGACTTTCTGATGCTACTGGATTTAATAATCCTGCAGATTATCAACAGGATGCATTTATTCACCAGCTAGACCGTGATGGTTCAACTCTTAGAACATATAAGTTCTTTGATGTGTTCCCAACCAACTTAAGTCAGATGGATCTTTCTTACGAAACTACAGATACCATCGAAGAATTCACAGTAGAACTACAAGTTCTTTACTACGAATCACTTAAAGGTGTCGGTGCTAACGCTGGAGGCGAGAGCATAAATTAATAAATAGTGCTATAATAATAGGAAACGGTTTATACTATGCCAAAACTTTTTGGATTCTCAATTGACGATAGCCAGAAGAAACCACCCTCTATAGTTGCCCCTGTCCCAAAAACCAATGAGGACGGGGTTGACAACTATATTGCGAGTGGTTTTTATGGTCAGTATGTTGATATAGAGGGCGTTTATAGAACAGAATACGATCTCATTAAAAGATATCGTGAAATGGTACTTCATCCAGAAGCAGATTCTGCTGTAGAGGATGTTGTTAATGAAGCTTTAGTTAGTGATCTATATGATTCTCCTATAGAAATAGAATTATCTAATGTTAATGCTAGTGATACTTTAAAAGATGCTATTAGAGCAGAGTTTAAAGGTATCAAAGAGATGATGGACTTTGATAAGAAAGCCCATGAAATTTTTAGAAACTGGTATGTAGATGGTAGATTATATTACATGAAAGTAATTGATACCAAAAGACCACAAGACGGTATTCAAGAAGTAAGATATATCGACCCGATGAAAATGAAATTCATCAGGCAAGAAAAGAAAATCAAGGGTAATGATTATAACATGGCCAATAGTGGTCATGACCTTAAGAAAGCAGTCTATCCTGAGATAGATGAATATTATCTTTATACACCAAAACCAAACTTCCCAACAC